AATTGCTGAAAAATCAAAATATTGAAAGTGATTGGCTTGATGTATACGAGAAGGAAATGAACAAAACAGATTCAACAAGCACTTTGAATTCTGAAGTACAACTCTTGAAAGAAAAAGAGCGGACAATTACCATTCAGCAAAGCTACATAGAGCGGCTTGAGAAAACAATTGAACGCTTAGAGGAAGACAAAAAAAAACGGAATCAGAAAATCGTACCGGAATGGTACAACCAACCGGACAACTGGCAACCAAGCCCAATGTAGGCTCTGAAGACCAGTAAAATCCTGCCACACTATATTTTTTTACATATTGCTACAGAAAAGTTACCCCCCCCCAACTAAGTGACAGGATTTGAGCCACAAAAACGAAATCGTACCAGACAAGCGGCAACAGGCTTTTGTGGGTCAGTTGTGGATTCAGAAAAAGCGTTACCGTCGAGTCCTGGCCCGATTCGCAGAAGTGGAGGACTTATCAGAAGAGCAACTGAATTCTTTGCTTGTCGAAAGGTTGCTTGAATTAAAGAAGCGACTGACGCGAGAGGTTGAAGCTGCAACAGATTCAAATGGTTTGTTTTTCTCGGAAGTCTTTCGTTTATTCCTCGCTCATGTTGAAGCCAACCGTGACAAGCTCACCGTCAGGCAATACCGTCAGCAGCTCAGTCGCTATCAAAAGATAGTTGGGGATTATCGCATTCGGCTTCACACCTCACAACTGACAGACAAGTTCGTCTTAGCTTTAAGAAAGGCTGGACTGAATGATCACAGTTGTAATTCTTATCTTCGAGCAGTTCGAGCGATTCTTAATTGGTCTTGGGAGCAAGGCCAGATTCCGGCAGCAATCAAAGTCAAAAGCGTCCGCTCGTCCAAGCCGCTGCCTGCTGTCTTTTCTACTCAACAACTCGAAGATTTGCGGCAACACCTAGAACAAGGCTGGAACGAAACCAAACGAAGACGGTTTCTGGTGCTGCTTCGTGCCTGGTGGTTTTTGCGATTCACTGGAATGCGTGGTGGTGAGCTGCTGGCCTTGCGTTGGGATAATGTTTATCCAGACCGAATTGAACTACGCTCAACAAAGGATTGGAAAGTCAAAGGTCGAAAAGACGCAATCATTCCAATCGCTGAGGATTTAAAAGAATTTATTCAGGCGCAGGATATTGAAGGCGAGCGTTATGTGCTGGACAATGGCAGAGGTAAACCGCTTTATTCAAGCCTTGGGGATTTGACCAAGAGTATGCGAAAGGCTTTGCAGAAGGTAGGCATTGAAAACGCGAAACCGCTGCACTCGTTTAGAAGTACAGTTGCGACTGAACTATTGTCAGGTGAAAGTTCAAATCCTGTTCAGGTTCAAAAGCTTCTGCGTCATCAGTCGATTCAAACAACGATGAGTTACCTGAATTCAGACCATTTGCAGCAAGTGGACTTGGTAAATAAGTTAGGAAACTCGCCACAAAACACTGTTTCAAAGAAAAAAACCGAAAGCCACAAGCCCAGCATTCGTCTAGCCTACAGCCGAAAAAACTAAGGTGACTGTTAATCATTGGGTCGCTGGTTCGAGTCCAGCTTGGGGAGCCACCTCTAGCCGATTTGTGACACCTCCGTTAAGTGACGGTTTTAACTATCCGCCAGTGATTGCCTCTTTTAGCTTCTTTGCCTTCCTCATTTTTCTGTAGATGCCCACACCTGCCGCTGCCATTGGTAACCCTACTGCTGTTAAGATTAGCTCAACGCCACCGGATTCTACAGCAGAATTGAAATATTCAAAAAAGATTTCCATTTAATAACTCCATATCATCAAATCTTCTCTGTCATCTAAATGCAAAAATCTTTGACTGCCTGTGAAACTGAAGCCATACCCACCAAATAAATTCATTTGAATAGCAATCTGAAGAAGTCTCGCACCGTCACCATTCCAGCAAGCAATATCAACCGCTCTTCCAAGACTATGATAACCCGTGCTTTTGGGTTTCCCGTCTTTCCGTTTTGCTTTTTCAACTGGGTGATCTAGTGAGCGATACGCTGAAGTCAGTCTGATCGGCTTGCCGTAGTGCTGGCGTAGAGTTTCAAGCTTCGTCAAAAAAACTTCGGACATGCCGCATTCACCAGTAAATTTACACTTTAGCTCGTCGCGTGAGAAATGCTCAGAATGATCAACGTAAGCCATCAAGTCTCCTTTTCTGGGTAATCAATACACTCTTGGCTATACATTTCGCCAAATGTCTCTCTCTGTGGCAAAGGCATTAGCTGAAGGTCTACATATCTATGGTTCTCTCGGTAGTGGTCAATCACACAACTGCAAAGCTGAATGGCGGATTGCATGGCTAAGTTTGAAGTCATTCCTTGCATTTGATAAGTGGGAGCAAGTCGCAAGGAACACTGATAAGCCCAACTGACTAAGTGCAAAGTTTTATACTCAACAGGCAATGCGTAAGCTGACGTTGAAAGCAGCAAAGCCAATCCTGCCAGTAGCGGTTTCATTTTTTTAGATTATCCATTTTTTGACTTAGCTCGCTAATTGCAACTGTCATGTTCGTCAAAGTAGTGTTGAGTTTTTCGTGAACTGCTAAAAGCTGCTGAGACTGCGCGGCCTGAAGGTTCGCGAGCTTTTCTGTGGTGGCCTGCTGTAACTGTGAATTCTCGCGCAAAAGTTCTGAAACACGAATATCGCTTTCGGAATCCTTCGTAAGCCAAATGTTTCTTTCTTTTTCAAAACCTCTTAAGAGAAACACGATCAACCAACCGCTGAAGGTGAGAGAAGCCATGCCAAAACCTAAATCTTGGACTAATTGAATCATTGTGTTTGGTTCTGCTGGCATATGCTCGGACTTAGTTAATCATTTGAAATTCGTAATAAATCAATCCCGTACTGTTGTCTATCGTAGATTCAGAACTACTATCGCTACTACTATCAGAATCGCTACTAGAGTCGCTATTAGAGTCAACGTCTACGTCCTGCGTGTTGTTATCCGGTGCTTGGTTGTTTTGATTGTCTATGTTGATATGGATTTCAATTGGGTTCGCTTCGCTATCGTTGCCTTCAGAAGCTGGGTAATCTGAACAGGCGAGTAGTGCGAGTGGCAGAAGTAGTAAGTATTTCATTCAGTGGTCTCCGGCTGATCCGCTGGTAGTGGTTCGTTGCCTTCTGCTAACCATTGCAAGTATTCTTGGTAGTCTGTGTTTGCTGGGTCGAATGGGATGAAGGCGTTGTCGGATAAACGCAAAACCATGTTGATTTCGCCATATGGGCTATGAATTAGTTTGTACATTTATAACTCCACAGATGCCGTGTAATGAAATATAAGGGTCAAACCCGCACCGGCAGTTCTTCCGGTAGTTGCTATTAATACTGAACCAACACCAGCATCCCCTACTACACCAAAGGTAAGAGCGCCCTGAGTTGTCGGAATACCAGAGGCATCCCATCTTCCTTGTCCTGTTGTATTCGCCACATCTGGGTCATAACCAGTCATAGTAGGAGCCGCTCGCATTACCACCGGAAATCTAAAACCAACCCCATTGTTCATGGTGGTTGCGGTGTTTGAATATGAACCCAATTGAACACAGCCTGTTCTAGTCACAGTACCAGGAACCGTCCCTTGCAAGTAACTTTTTTGATAATACCTCTGTGCTAAACTTAGTTCTACCGATGTGGGACGATGCTCAAATGGTGTAGCGACTGTGCCTTCTTCCACTTGAACCTTATCCAGATTTGCTAGTGTTCCATCGAATCGTATCCACAAGTGTTTACTGTATTCTGTGCCTTCATTTACCGTAAAGGTTCCACCATTGGAAACGCTTGTAAATCCTGTTGTAGCATCGGGGCCATTATTAGCAGTAGTGTCTGTGGAAACTTTCCACGCAGCATTGATTCCAGAACCTTCCCAAGAAATCACATACGTTCCATTATTCGCATTCTTGTCTTCAATGCCTTGATACAAATAAGTTGTCCCATCGTAGTACCACCTGTCGTAAGTGTAGCCTGTTGACGCAGTTATTGATCCAGCACCTCGTTGGTTAATTGGGTTGCTTAGATTTCCATTGATAATCCGATTACGGAAACTCGGAAAGCTGCCTGAATTAACATCTTCATAAGTTGATGTGCTAATTCCTACAGCCAAGACATCTTCATCCGTAATCAAATACAACTCACCTTGATTCAAGCCAGAAGCAGAGGCTGCCGTGTTGATTTCGCTTCTTGTTCCTCGTTTAACTTTTATCGTTGCCATTATATCGTTAGGCTCCCATCCCCAGTGAAAGTGATAATCGTATAATCTCCATCTGTACTGGTAGATGGCGAGCCTGTGGTGATGTTTCTGAATTCGCTGGTTAAATAACGAAGAATGACAACTCCAGCGCCACCACTGCCTTGAACGTGACCACCACCACCATAATTTCCAGAACCGCCACCAAGTCCAATTGAGCCACTAGTATCTCCAGAGCCGGGTCTTTCTGTTCCACCACCACCACCAGCATAATATACGGCTGATCCGGTTATTGAAGATTCGACACCATCGCCACCAGCACCCATTACCGTGGCCCCTCCATTTTGACCAGCACTTGCGGCTCCACCCCCTCCACCAGTTCTTGCGTCATTAACACCTACACCTCCACTTCCACCAGCATTGCCTTGCCCACTGGTTGCGCTGCCTCCTGAGAGAACGCTAAAATTATATCCACCTCCTCCACCAGAACCACCAGCACTTCCAGCACCACCATAGCTACCACCTCCCCCACCAATTGCGGTTAAGGACAATTCAGCAATGGAGCTGTTTTCACCATTTTCTCCATTATTGTTCGGCTGTGATGTTACGTTATAACCTTGGCCTCCAGCACCAACAGTAATTGTAAGAGTTTCATGGATATTTATAGACTGATTTCCGTCTAGTAAACCACCACCTCCACCACCACCATAAGCACTTCCACCACCACCAGCTACCACAAGATATTCAACATTAGAAGTGACAATGGGCCAGTTTGTTTCCTGCTTCAGTTGTCTCATTTCTGCAAGGGAAACCACCCCTTTGTTAAAGTATAAAAGCTCTGCAAAATCAAAAACGCCAATCCGTCCAGCTTGGTTTTTCATTGCCTGCTGACGTTTACCGTTTATTGTGGTGATTCCGCTAAAATTTGCAGAAGTTGGGCGATTCAGTCCACCAATTAAACTACCGTTGTGTCTAGCCATTAGCTAATTTCTTCATAGCTACAGATGATCATTAAATCATTGGCAGCACTGGCTGTGGCCCCAATGCTGCGGTCTTCTGTGATATAAATTCCAGAATTTCGCTCGACCACAACTAGTGAAGAATCGGCAGGAATCGAAACAGTTGACACTATTGGATAAGCTGTACCTCCAAGGGCTGCGGCTGAATACATTGAAATGGTAATGTCTGCGCTATTGCTTCCATCGACATTGGCGACATAAATGGAATTGATTTTCAAAACTGTGCCGGAAGCTGAAGCATTACTAACCACCTGAGTTGCAGAAGTGGTGGTTAGGTTGATCATCTCTGTTTTGCCATACAAGGCTGTTAGATTTACAATATTTGGATTAGCCATTTTACTCCTGAAGTTATTATCCGAACACCAAAGCCATTGCGATCCCCTTTCCAGTGGTCATCCCAAAATCGGTAAGGTTGGTGGCTTCCCAATTGCCAGTGGCATTATTATAAATTAATCCTTGCTGATTCTGCGCTCCATCTGCCGCTAGTGCCGAAACAGATAAGCGATTATTTCCACTGAGTGCTTCCAAGCCTGTTACGATTCCGCCTGAATCAATCCCAAGCGTGATGGTACCTGATGTGGTAATTGGTGAACCAGAATCCACTTCAATTCCATCAGTTCCAGAAATCGCAATAGACGTAACAGTTCCTGTGCCGCTGACAGTAGACCAGGAGAGGTTCCCAGATCCATCTGTAATCATTACTTGTCCAACAGATCCGTCAGAAGTGGGAAGTGTCAGCGTGTAGCTAGAGCCAAGGCTTGCAGAACTTGGTACGGTCAGCGTGACAGAGTAGGCGTTGGCTTCATCATTAATTGCTACGCTTGCTGAATTGGTTCCACCTGAAACCACAACACCACCTGTGCCGGATGGGGTTAGAGTTATGTTTTGATTGGTCGCACTGGTTTTGATGATGTTGGTTTGCAAGTCGATATCGTCACCAAACAGGACATCAGATCCACTAGTTTCAGCGCTGATCAAATCACTGTTCAGATTACCATTGAAGCTAGTGGTGGCGGTTGCCGTTCCTATGTTGGCAATACCAATGTCTGCGGTGTCGAGATAGGCTGTGCCGTCAATGTACAAGTCCTTCCATTCCAAGGTGACTGAGCCTAAGTCTCTGGCGTTGTCCGTTGAAGGAATCAAGTCCGAATCAAATCTTGCTGTGACCGTAACGGTATCCGTTGTTTGGTTGCCAATGTCCAAGGCTCCAGTGGTGGTGACTACTCCAGAAGAGTCAATGGTGATTCCTGTCGAGGTCGCAGAGCCGGAACTGTTCCCAAATAACGAAAGGGAACCATCTGATGTAGTTGGAAAAACAATGTCAGTTTTTAGGGTGTTCGTTCCCATTAAATCACCTCAGTTAATTGTAGCGCACAGGATTGATAGTCTCGACTGATATGTCCAAAACTCGGAGGATTTAGGTAATAAAATCCTGTGGCATTGGACGTTTCCAAAAATGTCGCAGGCATGTCCTCAACCCAGAGAATCGGCATTGGTTTTGAGCGATAGCTTCTGGAAACGGCTTCCAAGTCTTCAGCCTGAGTATTGGTTAAAACCAAACTCAATCCAACAGAATGACCAACTGGCCTTTGCTGATAGGTGTAGCCACCTGTGGGCTGTGGCCTGCGTACCGAATAATCGTTTAGGCTTTTTGTTGCTCCTGGTCTGGCATCTGGAAGCGTCAAAACCTTGCCAACTCGTAAGATTCCAAGTCTGAGCGGATTGAAAATCGCTTGTAAGTCATTCGTATCTGCAATTGCAGAATCTAGCTGCACACTATCTGCAGCCGTTCCATCTCCAGTGATTTGCAGAATCTGGCCTGAAGAGGTAACGCTGGTAATCTCAACCACAGAGTCATTGGTTCCGTTGTCAATTGTCACCACTGCATTATTGGTAACAGACAAAGGGCTAATAATGACAATCGCACCACCGGAACTGGACGAAAGCGTGGTATTGCTATCATAGGTCTGAGCGACTGCAGCGGTTCCGACATGCGAACCCACAAAAATTCTACCGTGATTAATCACATTGATGGCTGAACCTGCAGAGTCTTCAAATCTGCCATAGACTGTAGAGTCTTGATTCCAGCGAGCCGCTGCATTGCCTGCTAGGTTTTTCCCCCCAACATTCACACTGGTCACTAGCGTGATGACTAACTGGCAGTATCCAGATTGCTCATTGGCAAAAGTGATGAACTGAGCTGGCAGATAAGCCGCTTGATCTGCAAAAAAAGTTGATCCGGTTGCTGAGTTTCCCCCTAGTGTCGAGTCTAGTCCGTAGGTGGTGCGAAGCGTTCCGGTTTCAACCTGGCTTGGATTGGCATAATCGGAATCTGTGGAATTTAAAACCCAAGTGGCAGAGTCCGCCAGCAGATTGGAAACAAAAAAAGCCTGAACTGGATCGTCAACCGTTCCTTTGCAGGACACTGTAATGACTTCAGTAGTCCCAGAAGAAATAAAAGCTTGGCGCGGAATATCTCCTTGCACGTTACCAATGGGGAATCCGGTGAGATTGCCTTCCTGAGTGCTGATGGAAGTGACGCGATCTTGATATAAAATCCTCATCAGAAGTCCCTCACAAATTCTGAAAGCGTTGCGTCTCCTTCCAAGGCTGTGGTTCTCGCTGAAAAATCATAATCAATCGAGCGAACCGTCAAGGTGCATTCGAGAAAGTCCTGAAGCCTTCTGAATCGAATTCTATCTCCTAACTCAATCTCGGTGTTGATGTCTGGAATCGTCACACTGGCCTTACTAAGTTTTTCAATATCCTTGATCGCATCAATCCGGCCTTGGACTCTGGTAATGTCTGAATACTGATCTGCATAAGCGTTTACAGAAAACTCTCGGCCTTTGGGTTTATTGGCACTTCTGGCACTCGTAGACTTTCCAACCAACCTTCCGCCTTCGACTACATTGATTCCCCAACTAGAAGAAACGCCACCCAAAGGGAATCCAAGCGTGTAGTTACTCGTTAGTAGTTCATAATCTTTGTAACTGGTGATACTGGCTCCAGCATAGGCCCGATCAATCAAGTGTAGTGTGGAGTTGCCACTGGAATCCTGGCGAATGTCAAACTGATGGTTGTAGGCTGCAGCCACATCAGAAGCCAACTCAAGCAAAGGAATCGGAGCATTAACTTTGATCTTTACATCGTAGGAACTCGCATTGGTGGCCCTTGTGGTATCGGCAGTGCTAACGCTCAAGGAAAGCTGGGTTGCCACATAATCAAAAAAGTCTTCCAGTGTTTTGCTGTTTGTACTCGTCAGGCTTACCTCGCCAGCATCTGCTGAATATCCAGTGATTTCTATGTAGTCACTGGTAATTGCGCTGATCGTTCTGGAAACACCATCTTCAAAAACCGTAATTCCTGCAGTCAGTCCGGTTGGGTTATGCCAGCGGTTGCTGGTCGTGCGAATCAATGGGGTAAAGTGCGTAACAGCTCCATAGGCAAAGGGAGCCGTTACTGTGTTGCCTGAGTTGTCTGTCACCGTAGAAGTGGCATCGACATTGTACTCTGTGGCATTTACTGAAAAGGTTAAGGCCTCTCTGTCTACCTTTTCCAAGACTAAGGTTCCGGTGATCCAATCATAATCCTGAAGGCCATACTGGAAGGTGAAAGGATATGCTGTTCCCAGATTCTGAATCAGCGAGGTGTAGCGGCTTCCACCAAAAGGATGATTTTCATCTAGTGGCCTGTTTTCTATCTGCACCTGGCCCACTTCAAAATCATAAAATCCGCCTTTGACTTGGCCTTTTTTGATCCTTGGCCCACTGAGTAAAAATCCATAATGAAAGTTGGCATCTGTTTTTAAAAAGGTTTCATCACTGAGATAGTAGTCTGTGCCGCTGACGGTTACTTTTAAAGAAAGGTTGCTCATGCTACAGCCGGAAATTCACCAAATCGGGCTGCTCTCTCCTTGATTTCTACGCGAATCGCAGAATCGTACTGACTGATGAGCTGGCCTGTGCCGTCATAGATGTTGACGTCAATTTTTGGCGCGGCTTGATAGTTCTGGCTCATGGCTGCGCCTCTCAGTGTTGGAATGCTTCCGCCTTGAGCGAAAGGCCACCACGAAGGCTTGGAATAGCTGGCATTCAAACCAATGGCAGGAGGGAAAAAGCGGCCCATCAAGCCAACTTTGATTCTGCCCAGCAGATCATTGCCAGCCTCAAAACCATAGTTAACAGGTGAAGCGGTTTTCCCTTCGCTGACTAATCCGCCTGCCGCTAAAAAGCCAATTCTACCTTCTGCAATGTTTGGTATCCCAAGTTTTAGTTCTGCACCAAAATTACCAACTACATCAGCAATCAAGTTCCCAACCGATCCTAAGTCTCTGAGAGACAAGCCGGCCTTGCCAAAGCTTTTGTTGCGGGCCAAAAGTCCTTGAGCAAGTCCGCCTGCGCCAAAGCTCATGGCAGGCCCAAGCAACTGATTCATCTGTTTCTTGCGTCCTGAATCGGTGACACTATTGAGCAGATTGAGAAGGTTTCCACCTAACTGATCAACGGCAGATTTGCGAATGATAAACTCGCCACCTTCCAACTCCACTGGCATCCTGCCCCCTACCATTGCAGCCATACCTCCTGCGGCATGGCTTGGGCCATTGAGCATTCCGCCTTTGGCAAACTTAAATTCAAGAAGATTTCTTGGCCCAAGACCAAACATATGAAAAGGGTTTGGCAATAGCGGAATGGTTCCGCCAGGCACAAAGGCTTTGAAAATGTCAATTACCTTTTGGCGGATAAAATCAACAAAGTTGAAAATGCCACCTGAAAAGATTTGTTCAAAAACGTGTTGAATTCCTCCAAACAAGTCTCCAAAGGCATCTTTGAAATTCAACAAAACCTGCTGAAACGTGCCTTGGATGGCACCCCCAAACTCCTGCAGTCCATTCAGCATTCTGCCGAAAACATTTTTCAATGGTTCAACGATTTGGTCACTAAATACGGAACCCAAGCCGTTAATCGCATCAAGCAGAGGCTGAAAAATGCCTTGCATGGCGTTCTCAAAGGCACCAAAAACGGATTCAATGCCTTCCACCAAAAACAAGATGGCGTTGATCAGTGGTTCTAACAGTTTAAGTAACTTCACCAACAAAGGTACGAGCTTTTCAATCGGCCTTTGCAGTTTCTCAAAGATGGGTTGCATTGCCTCAATCACTGGAATTAAGGCTTCTACCACTGGAACCAGTAAATCTATGATTGGATCAATCAAAGCGAAAAGCGCATCAAAGACTTTTGCCAAGGCTTCCTGCACTTTTTCATTGGAAAGAACCAGCGCCAGTAGTCCTTGCTCCCAACCCTTTTCTTCTGTGATCTTGGCAACATTAGCAGCCCGTTGGCCAGATGGGCCAGCCGCTGCCATTACGGCTTGAGCCGTGTCTGATTCGTTGATCCAATGCGCTCCTTCGCGAACCCCTTTCAATACTTCTTTTGTGTATTTTTCTGCCAGAGATAGCCGATCATCCATTTCTTTGGTGAGCTGCTTTTGAATGCCTAACTCTGCAGCAAGGGCTGTGGCCTGCTCCAGCGTCAACTGTTCAAGTTCTAGTGCTGTGGCAAGAGCAATGGCCTGAACATTGTTAATTTGGCGGATGGATTCTGCTTGAGCCTTGAGTTGATCGTCCTGGGCTTTTAAGGCTTTTAGTTGTTCTTGAGCATTTAAGGATTTGGCAATGTCCTTGGCTTGCTTGGCCTGCCGCTCTAGTAGTTCCAGAGACTTTTCTTCATTCCTGGCGCGAACCAAGGCTTTGGTTGCCAAGTCAACGGCTTCTTGGTTGCGTAACTGTTCTGTAATTCTTGCAAGCTTTTCAACCGTTTCCTCATAGATCGCTTGTTCTTTGAGTGCCTTTGTCGCTAAGTCAACAGCCTCTTGATCCTGCAGGTTCTTGGTAATCTTGGCGACTTCTTCAACCGTCTTTTCATAAGTAGCTTGTTCGAGCAGTGCTTGCTTGGCCTTTTCAGCCTGGGCTAGATATCCGGCTTGTTGGGCTTTAACTTGATCTTCAAGATATGCAACTTGCTGTTTGGTGGCTCGGTTGATTGAAGTCAGCAAGGTGAACTGCCTACCGGATTCATCACCTGTCGAACTGGCTAAAACAAAAAGTCTCTCTTGTAATAAGGCTTGTGCTTCCTTCGCTGCCGTCAGTTGTTCTTCAAGACTGCCTTGTGTGCCAAGTAATCCTCCAACCTTTTCAGTTATGCCTTGGAAGGTGAGAGCAGCAAGCACAGAGGCTGCTTCTGCCGCTTCCTGCATCTGCTTGAGTTGCAGAAGTTCTTCCTGCGATTTCTTAATAACTTTCGTGGATTCAGCTTGCTCTGACAAAAATTCAGCTTTTTTCTTTTCAACAAATTCCTGCTGAAGTCCTAGTTCATAATTGGCTAGGCTGGTGGTGTAGGTGTCACGTGCAGTTTGGACGTTCTGCTGGTAAACCTCCAAGGCTCGGCTGGCAGCTCCAGTGGTTTCATCGGTAATGATCTTGATTTTGGCAATTTCATCTTTTGCAGTGACATACTCTTGCCCAACCTTTTTGGTTTCCTCAGATAATTTTTCTTGAGCAACAATCACTTTCTGTAAGGCTTCTTCAACATCCCCAAACGGATTGGCCTTTGCTGCCATTAGTTGAGCCGTTGCCGCAAAAACATCAAAGGCATCATCCAGCAGCATCACATTACCAATCAATTGATTAATGTCTGCCGAAATGGTTTTGAATGTGATCTCCAAGGCTCGGAAGGCCATGCCTACAAAAGAGTCTGCAATCAGATCCGTCAGAAACTGAATGCTTGCGCTCAGTAACTCGACACCCAGCCGGATTTTGGCAAAAATGGAAGCATAACCCAGAACCTCATCGTCCTGACTGATGAACTGCTGAATTTTGTCAATTACATTCGTAAAGACATCAAAAATCGCCCCAATTGTTCCGGTGATAACGTCCATGTAAAAGGCAACATCCGATTCTGTGATGGCATCCAGTGCAGCCGCTACATCTCGGATAGCACCACCAAGACTTTCATTGGCTCCAGCGACATTGTTGATAATGCCAGCCAAGCGAATTCCAGAATTTTCTAAAATGGTGAAGCTTTGCCCAATCGTCCGGTTCGTTCTGGCAAACTCTTCTTCCAGAACTCCAGCCTGAGACTGCAGCGCCTCAAAAACCGTCTGCGCGGAAAGCTTGCCTTGCTTCCCGTATTCTCGAAGCTCGCCAATTGTAATTCCTAACCCATCGGCAATAGCCTGCGCCACTCTTGGGGTTTGCTCCATCACACTGTTGAGTTCTTCCCCTCTCAGCACTCCAGCGGCAAAGCCTTGGCCTAACTGAATAATTGCAGCATTTGCAGATTCTGAAGTAGAACCGGAAATGGCAATGGCCTTACCTAGCGAGCGTGTCACATCTTCGAGTTCAGCAGTAGAAACTCCTAACCTTCCGGTGACTCTGGCAAGGCGTGAATATAGATCAGCCGTGGATTGGAAAGATTGGCCTGTTTCCTGGCTGATTTTAAAAAGTGCGGATTGTGCTTGGGTAAGTTCTTGAGTGGTGGAAGTAACCAGCTTTAGACGGTTTTCAATGTTGGCAGCAGCATCAGAGAATTCAATCAGTCGATCAACAGCAAAAGCTGCAACTGTCGCCTTCAGTGCAGTGGTTAGACCCCCAACACTCCTAGCGACCTTTGCACTGGTTGCTTCCACTTTTTTTAAAGAACGATCAACCGAATTGAAAGCCGCTTGGGTTTTGTCAACGGCTGAAATCGTGATCGTGGTATTGGTTGCCATCTACTTCTGGTTTCTCTTTTCAGCCTGAATGTTGAAATAAGCCACCCAACCCTTTACTTCGTCCAGTGTCCAGCTCATCACCTCAGAAAGTGGTTGATGAAGCGTTTCTGCCAGAGCAAAGATTGTCATCAAGTCAGGCGACTCTCTCAGTTTTTTTCAATCTCCTCATCCGTTAGTCCATCGTCTGCATTCATGGAAGAGACGATTCTGGCGATTACCTCAGAGTCTACACTTCTCATGAATTCAGTACGATTCACCACCTTGAAAACCTTTTTGCCTTCAGCATCCAAGGCTTTGGCAATCAAGGTGGCAGTTAAGGCTTCTCCAACCTTGCCAGCACTGTTTAGCGCCAGAATCTCCTGTTGCTCGCTAAGTGTCATTGAGGAGCGAAAGTAGATTTTGGTAGGTTCGCCTTTTTCGTCAGGCCACTCTGGGACTTCAACGAATTGAAGAGGCGCAGCCAAGCGATCACGATAATGAGCTTTTGCTCGTTGTAAAATTTCAGACATGACCTGTTTAGGCTGTGGTTTCGGTTAGTGCGCCAGAACCTTGGAAGCTGATGGTTGCGTCTACAGTTCCATCAATGGCCCCAGAGCGACTGATTCCGGTGATGATCACAGTCCCGTTATAATACTTGGAACTCGTTGCCGTTCCTTCTGGATAAAGGTTTAGCGTGACACTGCTTCCAATCGTTACAGCCTGCTGGCCTGTGTCGTCTGGGTCCCAAAAGACATCCGCACTACCTGAAAAACTGGTGTTTCCGGCAACAAAAGATGTTGCTGAATCGCTCAGTTGGGTTGTGTCGATGGTGTTGGCTGTGGAGTCGATCGAGTAGCTTTTGACTTCTCCGATTGTTTGACTTCCGGCTTTGATGACACCGGAACTTCCCTTTGTAACTGCCATTTTTTCTCCTTTTGGCTGTTAGAAAATGCCGGTGTTTCCGGCTTCAAAGCCACCCATCCGGCAGCTTCAAATTCTGCAAAATCTTCTGCTTCAATCGTTTTTCTTTCTCTTCCTCTAATGATTTTCATTAGAAGGTTCCTCCATCAACCGTGGCAACCGATAGCGTCACAAAATCGTTACTGGTATCAATAGCAACAGTGATGGAAGAATCCCCCCTAACTACTCCATCACTTCCATCGGTTCCGCCAATGTAGCCAGCCGTGCCACCCGATACGGCAGCAACCAATTCATCTGTTGATGAGGCTGGAATGTTGAGTGCCGTTTTAAAGGCGTTAAACGTCATCTTTTTTTCCATCTGCCCAGAAGCTTCTGAAGCATCATGGATCATGATTAAATCACTGGCCCCACTGATAGAACTCAGTGTTGAAAGCGAGTCTACTGGTGGCGTAACTGGCACCTTGGTTGTGGCATCTGTTGCCACAAAGATGTTGTTTCGGTCTGTTGTAAAATGTGGCTCGCCAGCCAGCATGGACGTTGTTGGGAGATTGGCATTCAATCCCCTTCTCAGTTGCAATCTAGCCATTTCTCTCCTTTAAAAAGTGCCACCATCCAAGACGGCATTTGCTACAAGAATCGTGTCGCCAGCCTCTTCCGGTTGAGCAATCGTCTGGCGGTACCTACAAAACCAATCCATTTTAATTACTCCAAGTGGAACATCCCCTTCTGAGGTGTAGTCTATCTGCACATTCTGCAGATAGAACTCCTCGACTCCTCCTGGTAATTGTCCACCAAGCGCATATTCGACTTCACCTCCAATAGAGTCCAAGGTGTCATCCAGATCACTGGTGGCTCTAGCAGCTCCTTCTATGCGAACAATCAGCGTTCTTTCCAGTGTCCTGAATTTAGAGAAGGCGCTGCGGTCAACATTTTCCTCAAGGATGTAAACCAGCAGACAAGGAAGCTTTGACTGATCCAGCCTGTGGTGTCTGGTGGTGTAGACTCTGCCAGCCGTTGTTGTCAAAGGCGTGATCAGTTGGGCCACCTGTTCGCGGATAGTCTGTCTGGCATGAAGAACGCTCATACACTGGCCTTTTCCATTAAGAGCGTTGTCATTCCCAGATTATCCGGCTCAATACCTCTAAGAACATAGCTGACACTTTGAATCGTCAGCGTGTCGCCATGACTGAGAGAACTAACGTCTGAGGTTCTTGCCATCAGTCGAGGCTCTGCCGATTCATACCCAACGGATAACCCATTGGGCTGAATCAGAATGAAGCGTAAATCCCAAATTGCCGAAAAGGTGGTGGCGTCTGCCTTAGTGACAGTCACGCCAAAATCTGCAGTATCCAGATAAATTGCACGATCAGCATCTGATTCAATCGCCATCGAGGATGTACCAGTAGCGCTCAGTTTCTTTGATTAGGTATTCGTTGGATACCTTGTTTCGACTCAAGCCAATCACATTTTCACCAGCGCTTCTGGCTGGATTTCCGGCAAAGATTTTTCCAGGCGTTATTCTACATTTCACTCCAACAACTGAGTTCATGCCGATCATGGAAAAGCTTCCAATCAGCGAATACTGGTGAACCGTTGCCCCAAGCCCAATCGTTGCGCCTTGCATGACGTAAGAATGCCCACCTAGCTGAACGGCATTGGCAAGCGTGACGTTTTCTTCGACTACTGAGTCATGGCTGACGTGCGAAAAATTCATGAGGTAGCAGTCTTTGCCAACTCTGGTTTTGTTTTCGGTTCCAGCATGAATCGTTGCAAATTCTCTGACGGTTGTGTTGTCTCCGATTTCAATTCCACAAAGCTTTGGCCTTGTTCTGTGTTGTGGGGTGTCGCCAATCGACACATGCCCATGAATCTGGACGTTATCCCCAATTTCAGCAGGCCCATAGATGACTGTGTAAGGCCCAATAAAGACGTCCTTGCCAAAGTGGACATTGCCTTCAATGATTGCGGTCTTATCAATGTTCACCAATGCCTCAGTAGATCAGCGTGTACGTCTGGCGGTTTTGGATTTCCATGAAAGTAGACAATGCTGGCTTCTTCTC